TGGCAATTCCACGTTGAATGTTTGCAACACTATAGGAACTTTATTGAACATATGATCACCATATCCAGATAGATGTAATATAGGTGGCGGAGAACCTTTCAATCCGTCTAATCCTTCATCATCACCAAAAAACATTTTTGTGGCCGTCCTTAAAAAATTAACCACAGCTACGTAATATTTGGCATCTTGTTGATTTTGCACTGGAAATTCTCCAATAATATTAATTGCATCAACTTGTGAATTTTGATATGCTTGTGCAGGATAATTGTTATGTATTTGTGCCAATGCATTGTAGTTTGCTGAGTGCTGAAGTACCATAGTAGGAGTAAGTGGCCAGAAAAATCCACGACTATCCTTTAACGGCTCTAGTAGTTCATTGTTATCAAAAAAGAAATTTTCCAAAGGTGATCCTTTTGGCACTTGTAGACGCACACGCCAATCTTTATTTGAACTGCGTGAATACCATTTGGCTTTAGTTTTAACCAGTCTGGAATCGCCTTTTATGCCAGCACCTCTCAAACGGTCCAAAGTTTTGTTAATAGCTCCGCCTGCAACTGTTTGAACTGCTTTTGATAATCCGTTTAAAATACCTTTTGCCATATAATTTCCGGTTGTGTTTCCTTATAAAATTTTGTATACTTTATTATATTTATAGGCACAATAATAGGCACACTTTATTCCCCATACGACACGATTCAACAGACCTGTTTGTGGTCACTCTCTTAACATTGAAGGATAATTATGAAACGAGTGAAGTACCTAAACAATCGAGATCTGTTGGCACAAATACACGCCAGTAAAAACACATATTGTTCATACATAGCACCAGAAGATTCGCAGTATGATTTAATTGTTCCTAACCTAAAAAAAATAAATGCCAATGCCATAGCACAGGCAAGAAAAGCTAGAGCAAAAAGACTAACACAAGAAGCATGGGAAGCGGCCAAAGCGGCAGGTGAAAAAAAAATTAAATTAGTTGATTTTACAGTATCGCCAAGAAAAATTGACAAAAGTGAATTAGTATTTAGAGTAATGACATACGACCATATTCCTATGGATGGCGAAAGAAAGAAAAATCCTAAAAGTGTGGCAGACCATCACAGTAAAGTAAACTTTCCGCCTTTTCAACATTATAGAATTGACAAAAAAGGCAAACTGAGATGTGTGGGTAAATCACATTGGGTTGGTGGTATGAGCAACGGAGCCTTTGCCTGCGAACAAGGTAAAATCACAAACAGTCTTGCTATGATGTTTATGAAGTTGTGTGAGCGTTATGGAACAAGAGCCAATTGGAGAGGTTATACATACAATGACGAAATGCAATCACAGGCATTGATGCAGTTGTCTCAGATTGGATTACAATTTGATGAATCAAAATCAGAAAATCCTTTTGCATATTACACCGCGGCAATAACAAATTCGTTTACTAGAATATTAAACATTGAAAAGAAAAATCAAGCAATTCGAGATGATTTGTTAGAAATGCATGACATGAATCCTAGTTACACAAGACAAGGTGAAAATGAAAGAGCATCACCAATTTACAAAAAACGTATGGAAACTGCACACGGTGATGTAAAATATGTTAACAAGACAGGTATAAAAAAATTAAACAAACAATTCAAAAAAACTGGTAAACTAGATGCCGAAGCATTCGAGGATGTAAATTACAAAAAATTAGAACTTGAACCAGGAAGAAAACCGCCAGTAATACAAAAGAAATGGTAGTATATGTTTTTTAAAAAAGTTGCTTGTTTTACAGACATACACTTTGGAATGAAAGGCAACAGTCGTGTACACAATGATGACTGTGAAGCATTCATATATTGGTTTATTGAACAGGCCAAAGCCAACGGCTGTGAAACTTGTATATTTTTAGGCGATTGGCATCACCACAGATCCGCAACCAATGTCTCCACAATGAACTACACAGTATCAAACATGGAAAGACTAGGTGCGGCATTTGAGAAAGTCTATGTAATAATGGGCAATCATGATTTATATTATCGAGAAAAAAGAGAAATTAATTCTATGGAATACATCAGAAATATTCCAAACATTCATCTTGTAAATGAATGGCTAGTTGAAGACGACGTAGCAATTATTCCGTGGATTGTTGAAGACGAATGGAAAAAAATTGAACAAATGAAACAGAAATATGTTTTTGGACATTTTGAACTGCCATATTTCAAAATGAATGCAATGGTAGAAATGCCCGATGTTGGAGGAATAAAAACAGATCATTTTGGAAATTGTGGAATGGTTTTCTCAGGACATTTCCACAAGCGACAGCAAATAAAAAACGTCACATACATGGGTAATGCATTTCCACACAACTATGCAGATGCGTGGGACGATGACAGAGGTATGATGATATTAGAGTACGGTGGACAACCAAAATATATAAATTGGCCAGATATGCCACGATACGTAACAATAAAAATATCACAGCTACTTGAGGATCCAGAAAAAATTCTCAAATCAAAAATGTATGTGAGATGTACACTAGATATTAAAATAAGTTATGAAGAGGCAAACTTTATAAGAGAAACGTTTATTGAAAAATATCAATTGCGAGAGTTGCAACTTATACCAGAACAAGTAGAACAGGCACAACAACCAACTGTTGCAGTGCAAAAGTTTGATAGTGTGGACCAAATTGTAATTAAACAACTACAAGGAGTAGATTCTGAAACATATGATAAAAATATTTTAACAGCAATCTACAGCGATTTAGATGTCACGAGTCAGTAAAAAAAGATTACTGGAAATTCTAAAAGGTGAAGAAGACTTTAAAACAAATATTTGGGATTGGTTTTCAAAACCAGTAACACAAGAACAATGGCTAAAAGAGTACAAAAGATGGAAAAAAGATCAGGAGAAAAAACTTGCTAAAAATAAAAGAACTAACAGTTAAAAACTTTATGAGTGTGGGTAATGCCGCACAAAGTATAAATTTTGCTGATAAAAATTTAGTTTTAGTTATTGGTGAAAATATGGACTTGGGCGGCGACGATGCCGGTGCAAGAAACGGAACAGGAAAAACTACTATCATAAACGCTTTAAGTTATGTGTTGTTTGGCGAACCATTAACACAAATAAGAAGAGATAATCTTGTAAACAAAACCAATGAAAAAGGCATGTTGGTGAGTGTTAAATTTTTAAAAAATGATATTGAGTACACAATTGAAAGAGGACGAAAACCTCAAATATTTAAATTTTATGCCAACAACATTGAACAGGATTTTGAAAGCAACGAAGCACAAGGTGAAAATCGAGAAACACAACAAGAAATAAACAGTTTGTTAGGTATGACCCATGCCATGTTTAAACACATATGTGCATTGAACACTTACACTCTTCCGTTTTTGGCAACCAAACAGGCAGAGCAAAGAGAAATAATTGAACAATTATTAGGTATTACTTTACTATCACAAAAAGCAGATTTACTAAAAGAAAAAATGCGTGTTGCAAAACAACATCTCACAGAAGAAAAATATAAGATTGAAAGCAAAATTGCATCTAATGAAAAAATACAAGAATCAATTGAAAGTTTAAAACTGAGATCCAGTGCTTGGCAAACACAAAAAGAAGAAGACATAGCAAAATTTTCAGAAGCAATAGCAGAACTAGAAAAAGTAGATATCAAAGCAGAGTTAGATTCTCACAAACGTTTACAAAAACACACAGAGATGCAGACTGCTGTCAGAGGTTTACAAAAGGAAAAAGCATATCACGAAGATGCTTTAACCAAAGCAGAAAACACAGTAGACAAAACCAAATCAGATTTGAAATATACAGAACAACAAAAATGTCCAACATGTGAACAAGAACTTAATGACGAAAAGCATACACATCTAGTGGACAATTTGAAAGCACAACTTACAGAATCAACAGATTATGCAATAAAACTAAAAAGTGATCTTGTAAAAATACAACAGGGCATAGACGAAGTTGGAGATTTAGGACAAATACCAGACACCTATTACGACACAATTGATGAGGCTTATAATCATAAAGGATCTCTGAAAGATCTCAAACGTCAATTGGATCAAACAGATAAAAAAGATGATCCTTACGCTGAACAAATACAGGACCTTACAAAAAAAGCAATACAAAAAATTGATTATACCAAAGTAAATGAAACAGAAGATTTATATAGACATCAAGAATTTTTATACAAGTTATTGACTGCTAAAGATTCATTTGTGAGAACAAGAATCATAGAACAAAACTTGACCTACTTGAACCAACGCTTGGCATTCTTTTTAGCCAAAGTAAAATTGCCACACACAGTTGTTTTCCAATCTGATTTGTCTGTGCGTATTGAAGAACTAGGCAGAGAACTAGACTTTGATAATTTAAGCAGAGGTGAAAGAAACAGATTAATCTTAAGTTTAAGCTGGGCTTTCAGAGATGTATGGGAAAGTCTTTATCAACAGATCAACTTGTTATTCATTGACGAACTTGTAGATTCTGGTATGGATATATCAGGAGTAGAATCAGCAATGGCAGTGCTAAAAGAGATGAGCAGAACACAAAATAAAAATATTTTCTTAATTTCACACAAAGACGAGCTGGTAAGCAGAGTAAATTCTGTGTTAAAAGTAACAAAAGAAAATGGTTTTACCAATTATGCTAATGACGTGGAAATTATAGTTTAATTTTTACTTGACAAAACCACTTCTTACGTGCTTTAATTACAGTTATGTTAATTAATAACATCGTACGATAAGGAAGGACAAACAATATGTCAAACACACACGAATCGATCATGAGTGAGATACAAGCATACTCTGAAGAGAACGGCAAGTTCACAGAGAAAGGTGTTAAGGCTTCTGCAACAAGAGCTAGAAAAGCACTTGCTAATCTTTCTAAATTGATCAAAGCAAGAAGAAAAGAAATTCAAGAAGCGAAAAACGCGGCAAAAACTGCGGCGTAATTATTGCTAATTGGATCCGATTATAAAGCCTCTGCTATTTTATAGTAGGGGCTTTTTATATTCCACAAGTATCAGCACAAACAGCATCACACTTTTTACTCGTCCAAGTATCCTGTAATTTACTAAAATCTTTAAGAAATACTTTTGGTCTATCAACATGACCAAAGCCGTGATAACAACATGGAAACAATTCACCAGAACTGTTGATATAAATGCTACCACCTAAATGTTCACAATTAATTGTTGTTGTCTTTTTATCCGTGGTATATGTAGTGTTTGCATCCATACGCATTTCCAAGTATTTTTCCACATCAAAATTTTCTGTAAAAGGCTTGGCATCTTTGTCTGGTGGAAGAATCCAGTGTGATATTGTTTTATCAGGCTGAATAGCAGGCATGTTATTTCTACCGACATCCATTGGAATGAAACTTTTAAAGCCTAATTTTTCACTCAATGCCTTTGCTTCTGCAACTTGATCCATGTTGTGTTGAAATCTAATAAATTGCCATGTTGCATTACCGCCTGCATCAATGAATGTTTTTACTCTTGTCATAAGTTTTTGCCAGCTTACCCCTTGTCTGTACAGATGATTTGTGTCTTCCAAGCCGTCAATACCAAAAATTATGTTCACAGGTAATTTTGCCAACTGAGTATACGTCTCAGATAATCCAATGCCGCCATTGGTGGCAATAGTATAGTGAATATTTTTGTGTTCACAAAAATTTAATATGTTTGGGTGCATCATAGGATCTCCGTGATTGCCACAAAACAATATAGTCTGCACATCGGGATATTTTATCAAAAGATCATTGTAAATTTCTAAGTCCAAATGTGATTGTTTAAAAAGCCCTGGTAGAGCATGACCAAACCCATTACGTGGACAACCTGGACAGCGTGCATTACAATAGCTTGATGCTTCTATATGTAGATGATTTACATTCATTACTATTAATTATTTTTTATTTTTTTGAAATCACTTGCTTATGCACACGCACTCTAATGTGTCCGTTGTAATATCTGTCAGTTTCTAACACTTTACGGGCAAATTGCTCTCGTGCTTCCACATAATTACATTCTGCTCTGCTTTTACAGTAGAAAAGTATTTCTCTTGTGAATTTGTCTTTGCCAATTTTTTCAATGTCTTCCAATAAAGCATTACTGGAACCAAAGTAATCTTTCCAATCACTTTCTATAGTGAATCTTCTTTTATTAATTCTACCTTTCAGTGGTTTACGAACTCTTCTAAACCTAGCAAGTTTTTTACCAATGTATTTCTTACCATTCTGTGTGTTTGTAATTTCATAAACAAAACCTGCTACCCAGTCAGGCAACTCTTTGACAGGTTTGCCTTGATAAATCCATTGCATATCAATATTTAAAGCCAAAAAGATTGACCTTAAAATAAAACTAGTATAAACATATGCGATAGGCACTTCTAAATTTCAATCAGGCAAACATAGCATCGCAACCAGTGAGCAGGGAAATGCGGCTAACAAGCGACAGGTGAATCCTTTGATGCAAACAGCATAAATGATGAGGCTCTGAGAAAAAGCAACCTCAAGTTTACCAAAAATTATCATGCAAAGATTTGGTAGGCTCGCGTTGGATGAATAAGCTAATGGGTACAGCACAACCGCCCAGTTACGACAGCGTTGCATGGTGACTGTTCTACTCGCCACACGGGGGAAGTCAGTTCGGCTAGCAATAGCCGAATTGTGACTATTCATCTGCCACAGCAGGCGCAACAGTAAAAATTGCGTTTGCGTATTTTAAAAAAGAAACGAGCGTAGCGAAGTTTCAGATGGTTGCAAACCATCTTTGTATTGACCTTAAGTAACATTATGAAAACTTTTGTGTACGGTGATTCGTTCAGCAATACCAATTGGTGTAAATGTCCGCATGACAAAATGTGGTATGCGCCATTTGTGCAGGGAGAATTGGTGGATCGCACACGCAGAGGCGCCAGCACAGAAGAAATGTTTCTAAAGGCCACCAACGATGCTGTGAATTACACCA